ATAGGTCACGTGCATCGCGTTGTCGAGCTTCTTCTGCCCGACGGTCTTAATCTCTAAATCTTTGTCCATACTGATGTTTGTTGTTGGTTTGTTTGGTGTTTAGTTGTTTAGTTGTTTAGGTGTTTAGGTGTTTAGGTGTTAGTTGTTAGTTGTTCGTTGTTAGGTGTTAGTTGTTCGTTGGTTCGGCGGCAAAGGTGAAGGGCACCCAGACGCCCCGCAAATCGGCGTGTAAAGAACCGCGGATTCAGGCGGTTTTAACGGTTAAAATCGGCGGTTCTTTGCCGCAAGGATCCGGGCCAGTCGGCACTTGTTTTTCCGACAATTAGCGGTGTAGGAAGGGGGTAAAAAGGGGCTCGGAGCGTAACCGATATGCAGGTAACAGGTCAAACTTCGCCACCCGGCGCACCGGGCCCTGCAGCGGTGTCCGCGATGTGATCAATGTATCGCAGGCCTTACTGAATCCTCGCTGCGCGCCTTCGATCCCACAAAGGCCATCGAGGTCAGCGCTCTATTCGATCAATACATTAAAGAGATGCTCCGATGAAGCTGACGGACAAACAGGCTTTACAGGAATGGGAGCAATACCTGCAATCCATCCGCGAAGAAACGGCCACCCCGATCGCGCCATGCCCGTGGCCGAACGCGAAAAGCGCCGCCAATGGCCCCTGAGGCGCATCCCGCCCAGAATGGATCAAAGAGCTGTTCCCACTCCCCTCCCTCATGTACCCGGCCAACTTCGCTGGCGGCCGCAGCCGCCCCCGGCCAAACTTCGCTGGCGGCCGTAGCCGCCCCCGGCCAAACTTCGCCGGCGGCCGCAGCCGCCCCCGACGATTTCGACACGGATGAAGAATGCCGTAATCCTGAAATCATCGCCGACAAATGGAACTGGACCAGAGCAAGCCCTCTACTTTACACGCTCATTCAGCGAGCCCCTGTTGGTTATTTGGTGCGGCAACATCATCGCCCGCGATTGCTGTATTGCCCGAGCCGGTGCGCGTGCCCGTGAGCTGGCCGGGCGGAATAAGCCGCTGGGGAATTGGGACATCATCAATATCCGAATGGTAGACATCCGCCGCCCCGACCCCAAGCGGGACTTTGCTGAGGGCGTTTCGGTCTGGCCGGAAAAGAATACGGAGGCGATGATCGACGAAGTACTCGCGCAGGTGTCGGCCGCCTCAGCGCAAAAGGAATGCTTCAACAACCCAGTGGTTGAAGGGACGTACTTCAAAGAGATCACATGGGGCTCCGTGCCCCCGCTTAATAAGTTTCCTTTCCTCATTAGTTATGGCGACCCGGCGCCCTCCAATCGTACGACGCACCGCAAGGGCGTGAAAGCGCTCGGATCGTTTAAGTCGAACGTGCTTTTGGGCATTTTGGATGGCCGCCTGTATGTCATTACGGCCTTCCTCGACCATGTCACCAATGATGAGTTCGTCAATTGGTACTACTACCAAAAGGATTACGTCCGCGACCGTACGACGATCTACAACTACATCGAGAATAACAAGCTACAGGATCCCTTCTACGAACAGGTTTTCAAGCCGCTTTTCCTGCAAAAGGCCATCGAACGGAAATTCATCATCTCTATCGCACCCGACGAGCGAGCCAAACCGGATAAATTCGCCCGAATTGAAGGCAACCTTGAGCCACTCAATCGGGCGGGCAACCTGATTTTCAACATCGCCGAAAAAGAGAATCCCCACATGCAGCGGCTCGAGGAACAGTTTAAGCTCTTCGATGATGGACTCCCCGCCCCGGCCGACGGCCCGGACGCAGTGGAAGGGGGGTACTTCGTGGCTCAGCGTAAGGTTGCCGCCATCACCCCCACGGCGTGGTCGATCGGCACGCGGCCGGTGAATAAGAAAAGGTATTGAAAGCGTTTTTTACCCCTCCCAGTTCCACGAGGGGTAAGCACGACGGAGGGCGGCGGCTGTTTCGCGGCGGGTATGTAGGTCGGACAGGTAGTGGCTGACTCCACGCAGCACGTCCATAATAGACCGTTCGTCTACGAAAAACTCATGCTCAGACAGAATGTGCATCACATCATCGAAGCGGCGACGGCGTACCTCTGTCCAGTAATAGAAACGCGCTGCCATCAGCCGGCGGCGCGCCTCGCGACGCTCCGCCCGTGTCAAGCACATGGAAGGATTTCCCTCCGTCTCTTTCGTCTGGTTCTGTCCGGTCATCATTGATTGCTTGTCCTTGCTTTTGCAAAGGAAGCAAAAGCGGAGGGAAGGGGCGACGATTTGGCAGGTGAAAAGATAGACACAATGTCACCCGCCTATATACAGCAAAGGCGGCCTATCCATCCCGGACTCCGGCCGCCCCAATCAAAAGAAATTTATAACATCTTACTCTTATACCTTGTCTGCTTCTTTCCTGACGTCAGGAAAATGCTCCCCCCGCTCTATCTCTACGATCCCTCGTATAATCTCATAAGCCACTTGCGGGACAATCGCGTTGCCGGCAGCTCTTAGGGCTTCTTCGTTGAATCGTTTATCGGCGCGGTGGGGCGCCTGCGGGCGCCGGCGAAGTCTGCCGGGTACCAGTGTCTCTACCCTTGAGACAAAAGACTCCCGCGAGATTCATGTACCCGGCCAAACTTCGCCGGCGTCCGCAGACGCCTTGTTGTTCACATTCAGCCCCGCGGCCTCGAGGCTCGCTCGTGGCGTTGGAAGCAGGCGCGGAGGCAGGGTTATCGTGTGCCCTCCAATGTTCACCATCCGCGGCGGCATCGGAGGCGAGGAACCACACTCGGTCGCGCCTGTGGGGTGCCCCGACGGCACAAGCCGGAATAACCACCGGCCGGATGGTATATCCGATGGCTTCAAAGTCTTTGCAGATCCGGTGGACGGTGTATTGCCCGCATTTCGTTTGAAGCTCGTTACCCGCTCCGAACAGATCGGGCTCGCTTTCCAGCGTAGCGACGTGAGGCGGTTGTACCATCGAGAGGATGCCAGCAACGTTTTCACCAATAACCCAGCGCGGTCGGACGTCACCAATAATGCGCAGCATTTCCGGCCAGAGGTAACGGGGCGCCTGCGGGCGCCGGCGAAGTCTGCCGGGTACAAGCCCGATAGCTGCCCCCCCGGTGAGTATCGTACGGCGGCCGTAGTCGGCGCCGAATCGTGGAATAAGTCTTTCATCGATGATCGTTTTTGTCAGTGTACGAATGTCTTTATGATGATAGGCGGCGGGGAACAGGGAGGCCAACACGTCGGAACCGAATGCGCCGATCTCACACGATACGACCGTTTCGAAGTCGCTCCCGCGCGTACCCGGCCAAACTTCGCCGGCGGCCGCAGCCGCCCCGATATGAATCATCCCCGCTGCCATCCTGTTTTACACCTCGTCGTTCGTTTCCGATGTGTTATTCCCAGCGGCATGTACCCGGCCAAACTTCGCAGGCATGTACCCGGCCAAACTTCGCCGGCGTCCGAAGACGCCCCCGGTAAGTCGCTTCCCGATGGCGGATCCACGCGGCAATATCTTTCCACGGGAGCATCCCGCCTACGTTCTTATCGTCCACGTAGCAATGCGCATACACCTTGCGCGCGTCGCTGCCATAGGTCACCACCTGATCCGGCTGATGATCATTGATACGATCGAAGCCGATGCCCTTTTCAAGCAGCCAGTTCACCATCTCCGTTTGCTGGCGCCCTTCGCGGCATGTCCAGATAATGATATAGTGCCCTTCGGCGCGCAGAGCGTTGATCGCCTCACGCGCCCCAGGCATCGCCTCGCCGATCCTCGGCCACTGGCCGTCGTGGATCGTTCCGTCAAAGTCTACTGCGATGATCATACGTCCGTCATGCTTAAGGGGATGGGCACCCAGGCGCCCGACTCGTCGCGTACCGCCGCGCGGATGTAGTCTTTCGAGGGTGTGGGTTGGTAGCTCTCTTGGATGATGCGCACGCCCTCTATAAAGCGTTCGTCGCCCGTTTCCTCAGCCATCTTTTGCAGTTGTAGCACGCGGGAGGCCTTCAGGTTACCGGCCTCGTCGCGCGACAGCAGCCGCAGGATGGCCTTGACCAGCGCGCGGCTGGCATCGTCGCGGGCCTGCGATTCGATGTACGTTTTGACCATCGCGATACCCTCGTTCACCGTGTCGCGGTAGTTGTCGAGCATGTAGTGCCCGATGGTGATGCGCATTGTGCCCTCGGAGTTCGTGAACGTGTGCGACTGCTGATCGTCTTTCACGCCGAACAGCTCCGCCTTCATCTCCAATGCCCCGCGGAAGGCCTCCGCCGCGGCCGTCTTTTTCTGGGCGATAGCCTCGCTGATATTCGTCAGCTCGGGCATTACGGCCGCGATCGTCTCATCCACCAATGCCGTGTAGGCTTCGCGATCGGACTTCCGTTTGGCCTCCGCCGCTTTTTTCTCTTTGGCCAGTTTGTAGGCCTCAAACTCTTGGCGCTCCTCGGCCGTCATTTCTACTGTTGTCATTTCTGTTTATGCGTTTAGGTGTTTATCTGTTTATGCGTTGGGGATCTCTTTTCGTCTTATGCGTTGGGGATCTCTTTCCGTCCGTCGGGGAACATCACATAGAGGAAGCCCCCGCCGCCCTGAGGTGTGTCCGCCATTCGGCCGACCTTTTCAATGTCTTTTACACGCTGCATAAAGGCGTTGTAAAGGCTGCGTAAACGATCCAGCGGAATGCGGTTGAAGTTCGTTGCCCCGGCCGCCCGACAGGCAATGGCCTTTACCCGATTCACATCCGCCTCATAGTCCATTGCTTGGCAGTAGCCGAACACGGCGGCCATCACTCGCTTGCGCCAGCGGTCAGCCTCGGACGCCCGCGGGGTCATCGCCACGGCCAGTTTACTACACACGTCGGCCAGTCCCGCGCAATCCATTTCCGAGGAATGCTCTACGCCATACGAGGCGAGGATTTCGCGCTTACCGTCCTCATCGATCCGCGCCCTGTTTAGCAGCATGTGGAAGCGCTTCAGTAGTTGCCGCTTCCGGTGATCGTTGTCTATTGTTTTCATCATTCTTTGAACTAAAATCTAAAAGGTAAAAACTAAAAGTCCTACCGGCGGGAGGGGGCCGGTCGGGTACCCGGCAACTTTTCATTTTTAGCTTTTCGTTTTTCCGTTTACCTCCCGTCCCCAGTATTCATCCGCGCCTTTATCCCAGATCACCACCGGGCGACCGCCGCCATAACGGCTCGTGGGGAAGGCTTTGAACCCTTCGATGCGGAAGGCCACGTTGGCATCGCGTAGGATGCGCAGGGCCGTGGGCGTCGAGGGGCGACGGCCGTCCACGTGACTGATGTAGACGAACAGCTTCGTGGGGAAGCGTCGCTTGAGGTCTTTGTATTCTGAAAACTTCAGATCCATGAATTGCACGGAATCGATAAAGACGATGTCCGCACTGCGTTGCCGCCGCAGCCTTTCGCAAAGCTCGTCCTTGCTTTCGCGGTCGAGTAACATCCAGCGGGCGCCCGCCTCGAGCAAGCCGGCGCGGTCGACAGCCATTTGGATCGTCCGCGAATTGCCTTCCTCCACGCTGTTGTAGGCCACGCGGCCGAAGCCGGTCAGATACTTGGATAGCATCATGGCGAAGGTCGTTTTGCCATTCTTCGTGTCGCCATAGATGATCCAGCTGCCCGTCAGTTCGGGCTCGCCCACCGCATCGCGCCATACACCGTCGAACCCGAGGGTGTTGAACTTTGTGGTCAGCACATTGCGCGCCGTCAATGCTCTTTTCATAAGCTAAAATCTAAAAGTGAAAAGTGAAAAGTGACCGGGTACCCGATGGCGATCTCCCGATGCGGAGTACCTGGCCATTTTTCGTTTTTCGTTTTTAGTTGTTAGTTCCCTTCGAGAGTTCGATGTTTATGCGTCGGAGGGATGGCGTGTTATCCTCACCCATCAGACGGCGAAGCAGGCGGTTCACATCCGTATCCGCCCCGGCGTTGGCTTTGATGATCATCGTGGCCGTCAGTTGCAGGAAGCTCTCGGCCTCTTTGCGGGCCGTGGGCACGACCTTGCCGTAGCGCTTGCCAAAGCGGCCGAAGATTTCGGCGTAGCCCACCTTCTTGTTGTCGATGGCCCGGCGGATCTTTTCGCTGAGGCCATCTGCGCCCATCATGTAATACCCGCAACAGTGCTCCGTGGCGTTCCACAGGGCTTTGATCTCGAGGAAAGCCTCATAGCTGAGGTCGCCCGCTTCATCGAGGATGACCAGCGGCCGATCGAGCGTTTTGAGGTAGAACACGAGGTCGTTGTAGACGTCTGCCAGCCGTCCCGTGCTACCCACGCCAAACTCCCGGGCGATGCCCCGCAGCAGCTTTTGCCGCGTTTTGACCTGCGAGCAATCCACGTAGACGGCATTGCGGTGCGTTTTGACATATTGCCGGGCGGTGTAGGTCTTTCCGATGTCGGTCAGGTCGTACAGCATGGCCGAGAGGCCGTTCTGCTGGCACATTTCGAGCTGCGCCGTGATGTATTTGAAGACGGGCGTTTCGGCCGTCTGCCATGCCGGCGCATCGGTCAGGCCGACGCCCAAGCGGCGGGCGATGCTGATCCACTTTTCGTCGGCCAGCACCCCGACCGTCTCGCCCCGCTTGATGCGGCTGTATTGCGCGCTGCCTATGCCAAGCGTGGCGGCAAAGCGGGCGTCCGAGCCGTCGAAATTGGCCCGACGCGCCGCCAGCGCGGCCCGGATTTTCTCTTTGTATTCGTTCGTGAGGCTCATATTTGTGTGTTTTGACGTTATTCCTATGACTGAGTACTATTTGCTTGAATGCAGAATCCCTGACGAGCTGCCCGACAAGCAGTTCGTCGAGAGTACCAAAGCTCTTTTGTCGTTTTCCCGGCTGATGAAATGCCCTTGCCGGCAGGTGCAAGGGGAAAACTATTGGTTAGTTGAATTGCCGGCTGATCCATATGCTTTCTGCGAGGCGATAAATGCGTTTGAGGCGTTTTGCCCACTTTATCAGATTGCTCATTCTCTACAATGTTATCCTGCTGAAACATGTCCTATTCGTGTTAAGTAGTTTCTATTTTGTTGGTTCATAACTGATCGATTGCGCGGGCGGCCCAATCCTCCATCGAGGCCGTGAGCTCGTCTTCCTCGTAGCCAATCGGCTGGCGGGTCTCGACGATTTTGACCGGCGCCGCGGCCACAGCCTCAGCCGTCTCCCGATCCACCCGACCCACCTGGGGAATCTCTTCGCGTCGCTCGCGGATCATCCGGTCGAAGCGCGCCGCACGCTTGTGTTGCACGAGCATCCGTGCCTCGTCTTCCTCAGTGCGTTCCGCGGCGCATTCGTTGTATGCCATTGCTGCCCGAGCTGTCGCTTGGCCGATGTAGACGTCGCCCTGATAGAGGTAGACGCACGGCACCGAGCCATCCTCGAGGGGCAGCCAGTAGGCCGTCACGCGCCGATCGTTCGGCTGAAGGCGGCTGAGCATATCAAAGTCAGCAAGGGCAAACTCGGCGCTGGCTACCCGCACGTAGTCATTGTTGCGGATGGTCGTTTCAGTTATGTTGCCGATGTGTTTATACAGCCTTTCCGGCGCGATCGGCCGGAGGCCTGGGTTGGCGTGCTTCAAAAGCACCTCACGGCGGGTCAGCCCGGGGAACTCTTTCTGCCGCGGGTGCAAAGCGTTATTGTGTAGTTCGATGTCTGCCAAATCGTCGGCAATGATCGTTTGCGGTTGAAAGGTGGGGTCGATAAAGTCTCCGTGCACCTTGTTGCGCACGCTTTTGAAGGCCTCCGACTTGCCGTACCAACGGCCGCGCATGTGCCCTTGCTTCTTCGATGTGCCCCATTTGAGCGACCGGATGTTGTGCTCGGCCCGTTTCTCGGTGGGCGACGAACAGAAACGGACGAATTGGAAGGCCTCGGGCAGCCATTCGATGTTTTGCATCAGGTGATGCTCCACTTCCAGCTCGGCCGGCATGGGCAGACCCAGCTCCGTGAGCTCGCAAAAGACGTTGCGGAAAGATTCCATCACGGTGTCCAACGTCGGCGTGCCCACAGTGTAGGCCGGCCGAAACCAGTAGCCCGATACGACGTCCACACAGAGGTATTTGGCCACCCATCCGCGGGTGCTTTTTCGGGACAGGACGGCGTCGTCCATCGAGATCTTGGAGAGGGCAAACCGGCCATTGTGTCTCACATGCTTCGGGCGCTGCGAGTTGGCGTAGTCGAACTGGCCGTTGCGGTCGGCGTAGACGGCCGTCTCGTTGACCACGTTTTTCAGATACCGCCGAATGGTCGAGCAGCTCACCGCCTGCGGGCGGCCTTTGTAGCGGTAATCATCGGGGCGGAACACTTCGCCCGTCGCCCGGTCGAACAGCTCCGTATCGCCCGCCGCAAACTCCAAATACAGTTCGTGCACTCGGGCTGCAAACGGCTTGTCGTTCGTTCGCCAAAGCGCCACGATCAGGTTTTCAGCCCGGCGGGACACCTTCCGCGCCGCGTCGTTGCCCATGTTGCGGGGCAGCAGCGAGGCGTACCCCTCAGCCATGTAGGCGCGGAAGGCGCGCTCGAGGCTGCGTGCGTTGGTGTACTCGGGGACGGCCACGCCATACGTTTCGGCCGACCGCCGGCATTCCTCCGTGTGCCACTGGAGCATCGTCTGCCAGTAAGCCCCTTTCTTGAGCTTCGACCCACTGGCCGCGCGGCGCTCCGTCTGTCGGCGCAGCCCGTCGCCGAGGGCGTTGAAGATCGAGGCTTTGGCCGTGAGCTGCCGGACGGTCTCTTCCGAGAGGCGTGTCCCGTCTGCCTTTTCGTAGGCGGCAAAGAAGGCTTCCGCCTCCCGATCCATGTCCACGGTGTAGAGCAGCCGGTGTTCCTCACGCGGCACGCGCCCCATCACCCTTTCGATCACCCGCAGCCGGTCGGCCCGACGGATCGACCGCGCGTCGATCACCGTCTCGCCCCGCACGCCGCGGCGCAGAATCTTCACGTCGCCGTTGCGGCGATCGTAACAATACTGCCGATAAGTTAGCCCCGACTGGCACCAGTCGTTCACCGTCAGGGCGGGCACTCCATCTATTATTGAGTAAGCGGGCATCGTGGAAACTATAATCTAAAAGCTAAAAATGGGGAACCCGGGCAGCGCATAACAGCCGCCCAGTGATCACTCTCGGATAAGTTTTTGAGGCATATAAGGGTTAGAAAGAGCTATTCGAGGCCGGGGTTTGGACTCCAAAATGGTTTTTGATGCAATCCTCGGCGGGTTTGGGGCTTCAAATCGGTTTTTGGTGCAATCCTTGGCACGTTTTGGGCTTCAAAACGGTTTTTGGTGCAATCCTTGGCACGTTTTGGGCTTCAAAACGGTTTTTGGTGCAATCCTTGGCACGTTTCGGGCTTCAAAACGGTTTTTGGTGCAATCCTTGGCACGTTTTGGGCTCCCAACCGGTTTTTGGTGCAATCCTTGGCACGTTTTGGGCTTCAAAACGGTTTTTGGTCAAATCCGAGGCTCATTTCGGGTGGTTGTTTGGTTGTTTAGACATTGAACAAAGCAACAATTAATCCTCGCCCAGGTGGTCAGCTATTCGCCGCATTCGTTCCCGGTCGCGCCACCAGATCAGCCCGATCATAACCGCCCAAGCGGCATACAGCACCAGTGCCACAGCCGGCTCACATTCCTCTGTCGGGCTGCACGAGAGCAACACCCCAAGGCATCCGAACCGAAGCCACATCCCTACGCTCGTCATCCTGAGCGCGCCCAAAAACATGCGTAGGGGCGCACACGCATACGCCTCCGGGCATCCCGTGAGGGATGAATGCCCGCTCTTGCATCTTCCGTCTTCCATTTTTCACTTTTCGTTTTTCGTTGCACTTACGCCCTCCC